GTGTAATGTCTGCTATTTTTGGTTCATTTACTGGTAATTTAATCATTTTATCCTCCTTATAATCCAAGTGCAGCAAGTGCTGACTTTTTACTATTATCAACATTTTTATTACTTGTTATTTCTTCCTTAATTTCTTCCACTATGTTTTTATCTGCTCTAACTGTTATTTTTACATAGCCTTTTTTGTTACTGATTTTTGTATATTTATCATAAATTTCTGGTAGTTCTTCTTTTAATTTTTTAGAATCAACATTTTTAGTTGTTGTAGGATTTATTTTTGTGATCATAAGATTATTTGTAACTATTGTTTTAACTCCTACATTATCCATTAATCCATATAATATTTCTCTTTGAGTTTTAGCTTCTTTTTCCATATCACTAAGTCTAGCTAATTCTTTTTCCAGAACTGATAATTTATTTATAGTGTTGTTATATTCAACCAATCTATCATTGAAATAAAACTCTTCTTCTGTCATCTCTGGATTTTGTTTTAATCTTTCAACATCAATCCAAAATTTCTCTGCTTTAGATAATATTTGTTGTATTAATTTATCGTCTCTTTTTATTTCCATGACTGAAATTCTTTCAAGATCAAAATCTTGATTGAAGTAATCATCTGTGTGTTGAGTTTCATAATCTAATCCAGTCCAAAAATTATCTGGTCTTTTATATTGAACCAGGTAACCTTTTTCAACATTAAATTGAAACATATACATTTGCATTTGTAACACATAATCGTATACATCTTCATATGTTGTCTTGTCTCCAGCATTGGTTTTAATCTCCAAGAGCAATCCTGCATCTTTATCTAAACCATCACAGTTAGATCTAAGTCCTAACTCTTCATTAATGTTTGTGTTTTCTTTAAATTTAAGCTCATAAATACTATTGATATAATCTCTGATTTGTGGTTCTAACAATTGACCATATCTAGTGTATTCATTTCCTTTAAATGCTGCAGGGATTACTCCAGCTTTTTCTCTTGCGAGAGTAAAACAATCTTTGAAAGGACTCACATTAAACAGTGCAGGTAAATCACTCCCACCAAGATATTTATTTCTATTTTCTGTCACATTCTCTCCTGGAGTATGTGATATTAATTTTTCTTGTTCCATTCGTATCCTCCTAAATCTTCTAAATTTAATAACTTATCTACAAAGTCTTTTTTGTCATCTAACCTTGTATAAACCTTTTCTTCTATTGTGCCTAGTCCAATGTACTTATAAACTGTTACTTTGTTTTTTTGACCTATCCTATAAGCTCTACCAATGGCTTGCTCGTAGTCTTGATAACTCCAAGTAGGACTAAAGAATATTACTTCTGAATTATATTGAAGCTCTATCCCTGCCCCTCCCGCTTGAATTTGTACAAGAGTAGTTTTGTTTTTTAGATTTTTAAAGTCTTCAAACTTAGGTATTTTGCTTAGTGAACCACTGACTTCATAATCTATTTTTATTAATTCCTTTATAGCTTCAGCTTCTTTTTTAAAGTTATAGAAAATTAAGATATTAGAATCTGTTGATTCTCTAAACTCTTTTAAATATTCTAGTTTTTCATTAAATCCAGCATACTGTCTAAGTCCAGCTATAAATTTTGGAGAACTATCATATAATTCATCTCCTAAAACTCTATCTTTTTTTATAGTGATATATTCATCGCCAGCTGCAAAATACTTTTCTTCAAACATTAGATCTGGTAAATCTATACAGTCATTTTTATTAAGTGCTACACTACTTATAGCCTTCCAGCACTTATCAATGTATTCTGTGTTCTTCCAAGCTACTATTTCATAAAATCCCATGTAGTTCATTTTCTTTATTGCGTTAGCTTTTTCATAAGCATAACCACTAGCATAAATTCCAAATATAGCCATATAGTTTCCTAAATCTTGATATCCATTACTTGCTGGTGTTGCACTTAGCAAGCAAAATCCATAAGAAGCTTTACAAAGTTTTAAAGCTAATTTACTTCTTTGAGACTTTTTATAATTTTTAATGTAATGACACTCATCAAAAATCAAATAAGTATTTTTGTCTTCATCGACATGTTTTAATCTGCCGTAACTAATAACTTCATAATCTATATTTGTTCCATAGTATTTATTGAAATTATTAATTTCTCTATCCCATCCACCTTCTTTAACTTTCTGAGCTGGTGCTATTATAATTAATCTTTTACCTTGTGCATGCTTCCAGTAATGATGTATTGATAATATTGTCTTTCCAGTTCCAGTTCCTAATGGATATATATAGTTTTTTAAACTTTTATCCAGTAAGTCTTTTTGATATTGGTATAGCATCATAACAACCCACCATCTCTTAATATTTGCCAAAACTCTTCCATATTGTGAGCTACTCCAACCAATCCGCCACTATCTTTTATCTTTTGTATTTGAGCTTTTTGTAACTCTGAAACAATTCCACCATCGCTTCTTTTAACTTCTATTGCTACAAATTTACCATTTATACAAGCTACAATGTCAGGTACTCCTGTTTTTTGAAATGCTCCACCATGTACTTTAAAATACCAGTGGTTATTTTGTTCCAACCATTTTTTTATTTTATTTTCAACTTGCTTTTCTAACATTTTCAATCTCCTTTATTCATATATTTTTGAATCCATTCCTTCAAATAAAGAAGATTGTTCTAATTTAATCTTTGCTTTTTCTTCTTCTAATGTTTCTAGATTTAGTTTAGCTTGATTAAAATATGCTTCTTTTAATTCAATTCCTAAACTTCTTCTATCCATTTCTAGTGCCATATATTGGGTGCTTCCAATTCCCATAAATGGATCTAAAACTATATCGTTTGGATTAGTCCATAATTCTATACATCTGGCTATTACATCTAACTGTAATGGGCATATATGTCTTTCATCTTCTTCAGATCTTGCCTTAGTTCTATTCAAAGTATTTGTTTGTCTAATATCCATCCATACTGGGTTGGCGTATCTTCTCCATACTTGGTGAGAATAAACAGGCAATTCATTATATTTTTCTTTATTTTTTACTTTTTCAGGATCTGGTTCTAGCCTATCTCCTTTTATTCCTTCTGGTTCATTCTCTCCATAAAATCTAACTAAACCTTCAGGATGTTCTATTCTTTCAGGATTTTCTCCATCTTTTCTGAATGTAACAATATAATCAGGTAAACCATTTCTACATAAACTTGAATCTTTACATAGCTGCTTATGCAGTAATCCTAGAGCTTTGGTTCTTGTTGCTTCAACCAATGGATCTTTATATATTGTTACCTTTGAATGATATATGAATCCAGCTTCTTGAAACAATCTTATTATTTCTCCTGGAAAATCTTTTAATCCAATCACTCCATCTTTTGATTTCATCATAGGTAAATCCATACAATGAATACTTATTAATCTTCCTGGCATAAGAACTCTATATAATTCTTTTACTAAAAATCTAAAGTGTTTATAAAATTCATCATCATTTTTACTATTTCCCATGTCTCTATCACTATTTGAGTAAGTGTATAAACTCGCAAATGGTGGACTAAATATAGAATAGTGAATTGAATTATCTGGTATTCCTTGAATCACTTCTACACTATCTCCATGATATATTGAATATTTATCTTTTATTATTTGATTTATAACGTTCATTTCATCCTCCAATTTTTATGTTTGACTATCTCATTTCTTCCCAGTTAGGAAGTATCATCTCTATTTGTGGTATATATTCTGTTACTATTCTAGATGTTGAATGTAACTCTTTTTGTGTTATTTCTTTAGTTAATTCCACCATTTGAGATTGCATGTATTTAGCATCTTCTTCTTTTCTAGCAATATTTTCTTTAACTGTTCCTTCTTTTGCTGAAAGAATTATGTAAACATTAACTTCTTTTGTTTGACCAAATCTCCAACATCTCCTAATAGCTTGATAATACTGCTCATAACTATCTGATAACCCAACAAATATCATATTGTTACATTGTTGCCAGTTCATTCCAAAACCCGCTATTGATGGTTTTGTAACTAATGATTTTATTTCATTGTTTGAAAATTTAATCATTGTTTCAGATTTATATTTTGAGTTATCTGAGCCCTTTACCTCATAACTATCATTTATATACTCTTTTAATTTAGCTGATTCATCATTTAAACTACACCATACTAGCCATTGTTCATTTGAATTATTAACTATATCAGCAGCTTTTTGACATCTTATATCTAACGTTTCACGTCTTACATTTCTTCTTTGTGTAAGAGTTAATTTATCGTTATAAAATTCATCTCCATCGGCTATAATTTCAAATATATTTAATTTTGGTAATGTATAACCATCTATTTCATAACCTAGATTATTTGGATTATCTATAAACACACACCAACCTGCCATCCATTGCCAAAATATTTTATCAGCATGTCCTTTCAATCTCCATTTTGCAGTATCTCCACCATCATGGATAAAGTACATTGAAAGCATTTCGTTTCTTGTCATTATTCCTAAGAATTCAGCATGATTTCCAAGTTCCATATAATCGTTTGGTGCTGGTGTTGCTGTACAAGCTAATTTAAAAGGACAATGTAAAAAATTTTCTATTATTTGATTTCTTATTTTTCCTGTGAAGCTTTTTAATATTGAGCTTTCATCTAAGACGATCGCTCCAAATTCATTGGCCACAAACTTATCTAATTTTTCATAGTTAGTTATATTTATTCCTGGAACTACATCTGATTGACTTTCACAGATATTTACATTTATTCCAAATGTTTCTCCTTCATGTTTTGTTTGCATTGATACGGCTAATGGTGCTAAAATTAAAACATTTCTTCCTGTGTGTTCATATACTTTATTAGCCCATTCAAGCTGCATAATTGTTTTACCTAATCCACAATCTGCAAATATTGCTGCTTTTCCTTTTTTTAAAGCCCATCTAACAATATCTTTTTGAAAATCATATAGATTATGATTTAAATCTTTTTTATCAATATCAAATCCACTACTTATGATTGAAGTAGATTTATTGACTATAAACTCATTGTATTCTTGCATAATCATCTCCTAAAATTTATTTAATAGCTGTATTAATAGTTCAGCCAATTTTATTTTTTCACTCACTTTTACACTATTTTTAAAATCTTCTAAAAGTGAATCTATCATTTCATTAACTATTTCAATTTTTTCATCGTTTTTATTTATGACTTGTGTTTTAAGAACAACCCAAGAACCTTTAACTTCTTTTATCCAACCGTTATTTTTAAATCTAAGGATACATTTTTTAACAGATTCATAGTCTTCATTTAGATATTCGGCTATTTGTTTTCTAGATTTGTTAGGGTATTCTCTCAAGCATTCTAAAACTTCCCATCTGTTTATCATTATTCACCTCTTGAATTTTTAGTAAATTTGAGATATAATTTAGGTGAAATATTACCTAGATATTTTCTCTTAAACATCTGTTTTAGTTTGGTCGCTGTCAACAGATGTTTTTTCTTTTTTATAGCTTTTTCCATTCAGAAAATTTAACCAGTGAGCTTTTATAATTAAGTAAGCTC